CGAAATGGTTTTCGGAAAAGCTAAATTTGAGACAGCTACAACAGTAGACGGCGTAGAGATCGCGTGGACTGGTGAATTAGCTATAGGAACTGAGGTAAGAATGGTAACAGCTGAGGGCGAAGTATTAGCACCTGAGGGTATGCACGCAATCGACGGTAAAGTCATTACTTTGGACGGTAACGGTATTGTTACACTAATCGAAGAGATACCAGAGGCTAGCGAAGAGGCGGTAACTCCAGAAGAGGTAGCGCAAGTAATTGAAGAGGTACAAACTACTTTAATGGCTGAAATTAGAGAATTGAAAAACCAAAACTCTAAGTTTTCAAAGCAAATTGAAACGTTAGTTTCAGAATTGGACAAAGAAGAAAAAAGAAAATTTAACACAGTTTCAAAGTCTACTAAGACGTGGAGAAACTTTACAAAATAAGACATAAAAAAATGAAAGATTTTAAAACAAGAATTAAGGAAAAATTTGACTATGATATTTCAGCCCTTCCTAGCTACATTAATGAGCAGTCGAGCGAAATATATGCAGATTTAATTTACAGCTCTGGGCTAACGTCTAGAATTAACGTACTAGAAAACGTAAAAGGTAGCGAAACAATCAAATTGTTAAACTCAGATTTAGCTCTAGAAAGCGGATCTAATTGCGCTAGCACTTTCGACGAAAACAACGCTATTGTTTTTGACGGAAAAAACCTAGTAACTAGCCGTCTAATGGTAGGTACTGAATTGTGTAACGACACTTTAGAGGGTACGTGGGCGCAACTTTTATTGTCTATTGGAGCTAACCAGCAAGACAGAGATTTGCCACTAGAGGACGTTTTGACGGCTTACTTAGTTAAAATGACTAAAAAGAAAAACCAAGATTTAATGTTTTTGGGAGACGTAGATAGCTTAAACGGTAACCTAAGCCACTACGACGGTTTTATTAAGCAATGGGAGGCTGACACGGACGTAGTTAGTGCTAGCTCTACAGAGACAGCTATTACTTCGGCTAACGCTTTCGACTTGGCTAAATTAGTTTACGATAACATTAACCCTGTTTTGTTTGATAACGGAGCAAACGTAGAAATTATTACGGGTAGACAAGAGGCTAACGCTATTTTGACTCAAATTTACAACGATAAAGATTACAGCGCTAATATCGAAGTAGTAAACGAAGGCTCAGAAATGAGTTTTATTTTACCTACTACAAATATTACAGTTAGAACTTACCCACAGCTAAACGGTTTAGGTAAGATGATCGCCTGTCCATATACGTATATGTGGTGGGGAACAGACATTTCTTCGGATTTGGATGGAATTTCTGTGCGCTTTCTAGAAGAGTCTGAAAAATTGAGGCTAAGAAACTTGTTTAGAAGTGGAGTACAATACGTGTATTCTGACTACTTCGTAAAACTAGTTTTAGGAGCTTAATATTAATTTTAAAAAAATAACAAATGTGCGAACTTACTAGCGGTTTCACAAAACCAGCCTGTGCCTCTTTCGGAGGCACTAAGTCGCTGGTAGTGATGAATACCGAAAACATAGACACTTTAGCGGTTACAAACAACGAGGTTACTACCTTTAGTATTTTAAGCGGTAAAAGTGCTTTTAGAATAACGCCAGATATGGCGAGTATAGATTTTACAGAAACAGCTACGAGGTCCAGAGAAAATAACAGTTTATTTTTCGCGTCTACGTGTACTTTAATTTTAAAGGACGACTCACAGGCTACTAGAGATTTAGTAGATTTAATTTCTAAAGGCTTTTTAACTGTTATACAAGAAAAAGAAAACGGCAAAAACGTAGTTTACGGAGCTGTTAACGGTATGGTAGCAGACACAAGCGCGCTAGCAACAGGTAACAATTACGAGGATATGAACGGCGTAACTATTACTTTAACTGGAAAAGAAAGCTCTATAGCTCCTTCTATTTTGGTAGCTAATTACCCTACACCTATAGCGTAGGTCTATGAAAATTAAAAAAAAATATATAGGCGGTAAATTCTACTCAAAAACTTTGGGTAGATTTATCCCTATTACTATTGAGAATATAGAACTCTTTAAACACGAAAATATAAAATACTTATATGTTACTACTCCAAAGGCAAAAGACAAACAAAATAGTAACGTCTCTGAGTCAAGTAGTGACAGGGCTAGCTAATTATTATTTATTTTCTTTTTTTCACCAGCAAAAAAGAGAGTATTTTAATTTTTTTATGCCTATTAGCGAGTCTAGTATTCGGTATGAAATTTTTTTATTATCTTTGCCCGAAACGGTAGACTTACCGAAGGGAAATTACATTTACTCAATTTACGAAAGTGTAGACGAAGAGCCTACAACAGAGGGTAAATTTTTACTATACAGCGGTAAAGCTGAGGTTTTAACAGACTTTCCAGAGGGTGAGTTTTACGTAGTTAACAGTACAAACCAAATTTTATATGCCTAATTTAAAAAGTAGTTTTATATCTAAAAAAATTACTGTACCAAGCTCTACGGAGTCGGACAACAAAAAAGACAATTACGTAAACTGGGGCGATAAAAACGAGTACCCCTATTTTATTAATTATCTATTTCAAAACTCGGCAATACAGTCGGGTATTATTAACTCAAAGGTACACTATATTACTAGTGGGGGGTTAAATTATACAGGACCAGACGAACTAGAATTTAAACGATTTTTTGAAAACGGTAATTCTGACTACAACCTAAACGAAATAGCGGAGCAAATTGCAAAAGACTTAGAGCTTTCTAATATGTTTTGTTTGCGTGGGGTTTGGTCGTTAGATAAGTCTAGAGTAGATAAGCTAGAGGTTATAGACTTTGAGAAAGTTAGGTATAGACTAGACGACAACAATATAGCCGTATCTAATGACTGGACCGACAGAAAGGAAACTATTAAAATAATTGAGCCTTTTAACCCTAGCGACAGGAAAGCCAGAGAGTTTTACTTGATTTATCAAGATAAAGGGAAACAGACCGTAGAAAATAATAAGGTAAATAAAAGTATCTACCCTACACCGCCGTATAGCGGTGGTATAACGTCTATTTTGACGGATATAAAAATTAACACCTACCAGTTAACAGAGATTAGCTCTGGTTTTTCAACGGGAACAATTATAAACCTAAATAGCGGACAACCAGCTAACGAAGAGGAAAAGAGAGACCTAGAAAGAGACATACAGGACAATAGCACAGGCGAAAGAAATGCGGGCGGAGTTATGGTTTTATACAACCTGGGAAAAGAAAACGAAGCTTCAGTATTAAACGTAAGCGGTAACGATTTAAAAGACCGTTATTTAGCTCTGTCTAAAGACAACCGTAACAATATTATACTGTCTCACTCTATTACTACTCCTATTTTATTTGGAATTAAGACCGAGGGCGGACTAGGTAACGCGACAGAGTTAGAAATAGGCTATAAAATAATGAAGGCTAATTATTTCAAGTATAAGCAAAGGGCAATTTTATCGGCTCTAAACGAGATAGCTAAAAAGGGTAACGGCTTACAGGGTAAAATAGAATTTAACGAAGTTAATTTAGATTTTTTAGAGCAAAAAGAAGAGGTAATAGAGGCTATACCTCAGCAACAGCCAGCGCAATTTAAAAGCGACATAGACGTAGTGGCGGAATTTAATAAGTGCGGTATCCCAAAGCCTCAAAACGTAGTTTACTCTAGAGCTTTACCTAATGAGTTTAACGCTGACGAAGAGGACGCGAAAGCTATAGAAGAGTTTAGTAAGTCTAAATTTGCTGTTTTGGATAATATACAAAGCCAAGTTTTAGCACTTGTTAGAGAAGGTCACACCTTCGACAATATAGCCGAGGCTTTAAATGTAGACTCTCAAAAGCTGACAAATATTTACAAAACTTTAGAAACGAACGGACTAGTAAAAGACGGTAAAATTACCGTTTCGGGTTTGGGCGAAATCGCTAAACAGGACGTAAGTAAAATTAAAATTTACTATTCCTACGAAAAAAACCCAGCTGTTAGCGGACCGTCTATTTTACCAAACAATAGGACGCGCGAATTTTGTACGGATATGGTAACACTATCTAGGAGTAAAGTTTGGTCTAGAGACGATATTAATTTAATTAGCGCTTTTGTAGGTCGCGACTGTTTTACTTATCGCGGTGGTTTCTGGAATCAAGGGAACGGCAAAACTACGCCGTGGTGTCGTCACGTATGGATGCAACAACTAGTTTATTTATAAAATTATGCAGTATTTAGTAGACATAGCAACTTTAAAATTTTACAGCTACATAGACTCAGACACTAACGACGATACGTTACTAGTGACTCTTAAACGTGTGCAAGATTTGGACCTAGAGCCAGCCCTAGGGAGTCAACAGTACAGGCGTCTACTTGAGGGCGTAGAAAATGACGACTTAACAGCTTTAGAGCTTAAACTAATGGGCTACGTTTTAGACTTTGTTTATTGCGCGTGCGAGTTAAAAGCGTCTACGCACAATAACTGGAAAATAAGAAACAAAAGCGTAGGTACAGCAAGTGACGAAAACGTAAAAGCGTACTCACTCGCTGAGTACAATATTTACAGGAGTGAATTACAAAAAGACTACTCTTTTTACAAAAACAGGCTAATAGGTTACTTAATTGACAACGAAACAAGCTACCCTCTTTACGAATGTACTACAAAAAAAGAGGACATAAACCCAGAGGGGCAAGGCAACAGCTATAAGGGTAAAATTAGTTTTTTATAAGATATGAAACCGCAGAAAAAAACAATAAAAAAAGTTAGACTAGAGGCTATACGCGTTAAAAAGGCAAATGATAAGGACAACAATAAATAAAATAGATCAAGAGTTACGTACTTTATGTGAGGCACACCTTCAAGTAAACGCGTATTTTTATGGTTTTTTTTTAGACGTTTACGAAAGTAACAACGTCAAACATAGCTCAGTTATAGCGCACGTAACAGACGCAAATATAGACGACAGTTATATTACTATGACTATTAATTTAATGGTTTGCGACAAAATAGACGACGGTAAAAGTTTAGAAAAATATGTAGACTCTACGACCTTGCAAATTATAAACGATTTAATAGTCGTTATGACAACATCGGACCGTTGGAAACGACTAGGAACAATAACAAACGCTACTAGCGTACAGAATTTTAGCCAGAAAGGGGGTAGCGTAGTAAACGGCTGGTTTTGTAACCTAAATTTTAGAATTAAAAACGCAAAAAGTTTTTGCGATTTACCTATAAAAAATTATATTTATGATTAACAAACAACTAAGCGCAAACGCTACAGGGATAGCGGTAAAAGAAACGGCTGTAAGTAACGACAAAAGAAAAGGCGTTATAACTGAGGTTAAAATTAACCCTATTACGAACTCTATTATTATAGAGTATCAATTACAAAGATTAGACGACAAAGGAAAAGTTTTTACAGACGTTAAATTTTTGACTAAAAAACAAGTTTTAAGAGACATACCAGAAATGGGGACTGTAGAGTATGGAGCTGACGGAATTACAGAGGTAGAAGGTAGTTATACTAAAATTAAGGACGAAAAGTTAACAGTAACAAACTGGTATAATTCAGCTGTTAAATTTGTAATGGAAGAGGCTATAAAACACGTAGAAACCTTAGAAAATATATAAATGAAAACTAGCTTTTTTACTTCGTATTTTTTAGGGCTAGGCGGTCTATTTTTGACCTTTATAACTCCTATTTATGGTATGGTATTTTTAATGGTTTTTAGCGTTATGCTAGATACTGGTTTTGCCGTATATTATACTTTAAAAGTAAAAGGGCGAAAGGCTTTTACCTCTCACAGATTATTTAACGTAGTACCTAAATTATTAATGTATTGCGGAGTTATTTTACTATCCTTTTTTGTAGACTCGTTTATTTTAGACGGTGAAATTTACGACATAAAATTACTAGTAACAAAGCTAGTAACGGCTCTATTTGTTTACGTGGAAATTAAAAGTATAGACGAAACGAGCCAGAAACTAGGTAACAAACCTTTTATAGAAATTATTAAAAATTTGTTCGAAAAACTAAAGGGCTTTAAAAAGGATCTAAACGAATTAAAATAAATGAGCTACGTAATTATTTTAGACGCGGGACACGGTGGACTAATAGAAGGAGTTTACCAGACAGCGGGCAAAAGGTCGCCAGTTTGGGACGACGGTAGCGTATACTACGAGGGCGTAGGTAATAGGNAAATAGTAAANAAACTAACCGAAAGGCTAAANGCCGAAGGTATAGAGGTATTTAANACAAACCCTACTAATGTAGATTTAAGTTTAAGAGAGCGAGCAAAAAGGGTAAACAAAGAAATAAAACAAAACCCAGATAAAAAATATATTGGCGTTTCGGTCCACTCTAACGGTTTTAGTAAAGAATCGGCTCACGGCTGGAGCGTATACACTTATACAAAGGCTAGCGAAAGCTCTAATAGAATGAGTCAAAAAATAGCCGAACAGTTTAAAATAGAGTTTCCAGACAAAAGGCTAAGAGGACAAAAAAAGGCTAATTTTTATATTTTAAAATATACAAATTGCCCTTTTATTTTGACGGAGAATTTTTTTCATACAAACGAAAACGAGTGCAAAACTATACTAATGACGGAAGAGGGGCAGAACAAAATAGTAAATTTACACTACGATTTTATAAAAAAAATATAGTTAAATTCCGATATGAAATATTTTTTAATTCTATTTATTTTTTTATCGTGTAGCCCTGTAAAGCGCCACGCTAGACTAGTTAAAAAATACCCTTTTGTCCATACCACAGACTCAGTAAAATTAATAGACACGGTTATACTAACTACTAATAAAGTTACAAATGACACAGTCGTAAACTACCAGTTTTTAGTAGATACCGTATTTTTAAAAAAAGAAAATTTAAAAGTAAAGGTTTACACCGTCTTAGATAGC